GAATTAATATGTCAAGCATTGTTTTGTAGATACTGTAACGCACATTCCGGCTGATTGGGCCAATAATGAGTTTATTAACCGCATCTAAATTAGAAGTACTTAACGTCGTTTACTCAGCTTCTCCAGGACTTCAGATAGTAACTAGAGGATCTATAATTCCAAGTAATTTGAATTTAGTAGTTAATGGACAACCGGTAGCACGGGCTCCTTCGTTATATAAACAGTATAATATGTTCTTAGTTTTTCCTTAATAACTGACATATTATTAACTAAAAAGATTAATATGTCAGTTATAATTCCTGTAAAGATAACTTATACCTCTTCGACTACTGATGCTAATCAGATAATTGATACATTATCTGATTTAACAGTTAGAAGTTTAAAATACACTATACAAGTTACCTCAGGATCTTATAATCAAGTATCACAGATTTTAATAATACATGACGGAGTAACTGCTAGAATCCTAGAATATGGAAGAATAAGTACAGGAATTAAGTTAGCTACTTTTGATGTATCATTAGTTTCAGGAAGTATAGAACTTTTATTTACTCCAGTTAATCCGGTCACTTATATCAATGCAAATAGATTATCAATAAATGTTTAATATCCAAGGATACTTGTAATGAACGTAACAGCTAAGAATCATGATAAACAGTCTCAAGCTATAGTTACTATATATAGTACTTTAACTGGAGCTCCTGACGAAGTATTTATCCAACCTGGCAGTGAAGTTGATCTTCCTGCTAATCACAGAGTCCATCAAAATTCTTTTATTAAGTACCCGAAATTAGTTGAAAATACTAATCCTGGTACTCCAGAAGAAGTTACTTCTAGTAAGTCTAAACCGACTCCTAGTGTAAGTGCTCTTAGTAATAAATAACTAGTTATCTAACATGCTCAAAAGGAGACCTCGTAATGGGAGTCCATCAATCGTCAGACGTTAGATTTACTGAGTTAGATCTATCACAAGTAGTTCAATCTGCAAGCACTAACATAGGAGCTTTAGTTGTAGCTGCTAATCAAGGACCTATTGGGACTAGACAATTTTTCTCAGACTATCAAGCTTATGAATTGATGTACGGAAAAGCTGATCCTTCGATAGGTTATAGCAATTATATAGCTCAAGCTTACTTAGCTCAAGGTAATCAATTATGGGTTACTAGAGCTATAGGATCTGGTTATATTTACGGCGGCGCAGCTATAGGTACTTCTGACGTTTCTGGAGAATTAAGTACTCAAATCAATGCATACGGTGAAGCCAATCCTAGTGCATTTAATTTTACTAGTACTTCACTATTTTCGCAACCTACTGTAAATTACCTTTACGCAACTTCTGTAGGTCCAGGTCCTAATTCAGCTAATACTGCAATTGCAATTGTTAGTGAAAATATGTTACCTCCTGCAGGATTATCTTACAAACCAGTTTTTAAGATAACAAGCATCATATCATCTCAGGTACCGACTAACGTATTAACAGCAACTACTACTACTACAGCTGTAGGAGTTATTTCAAATACTGCTAATGTAACTATTAACTCTACAACTCAAGCTCCTACAGGTACTACAGCTGTGTATGATACTACATCAGCTACTGTTACAGTTGGAGATGTAGTTGTTTTATTTAATATGGCTAGTACATTATCAAACGGAGCTTGGACTGTTACTTCAACAGGTGATTGGACTGCCTTACCTAGTGCTAACGTAGTATATAACGTAGGATCAAATTTCTTAGCACTTTACTATCAAAGTAATCTGTTACTTAATACTTGGACTTCATTTACTTATGTAGTAGATTCAGCTGATGTTCAAACTTTAGTTCCTGGTACTAGTAAAGTATTACTAACTGGCCAGTTATCAGCAAGTCAAATGGGATTATATTCACTTACAAGTACCGGACTATTATCAGCTCAAGCTATAGTGTCAACAGGTACTACAGGTGATAATACAACTGTTATTTCAGCAGGTCATGTATTTAAATTCGACTGGAATGGTTACAGTTATGTTAGAGATTGGAATTATCTAGGAACAGCTACTACTAATAAGATTGGAAATTCATATCTTGTTACAGGTGTCAATAGTTCAGGAGAAACTCTAGTTAGTAACGAAATTACAATTCCTACTCAAACTGGATCTGACGTTTCTGGAGAATTTAGCTTATTACCTGATATAATTAATTGGGATCCTGTAACTGCAGCTGTTAGTTATAATATATACCAAAAAATTGGAACTACTAATACTTTAGCAGATTTCCACTTAATGGCTAATACTTCATCTACAGTTTATACTAACTATGGATTATTAGCATTAACTACTGCAAATAACCCTCCTACTACTTATTTAGGTACTAACTTATTTATTCTTCAAGTTTTTGATTTAAAGCAGAATAATGTTATCCCTGTCGAGTCTTGGTCCTGTACTCTACTAAACAATGTTGACGGATTTGGTAATCAAACTGAGATAACTTCTCAGATTAATAATCAGTCAACGGGTTCTAACTATATTAGAATTAATAGTTATTTCGCAGGAGCGAATCCTTTAACTACTACAATTCCTACAATATATAGTACTAGTCAAACTCCTTTATCAATTGGTAGTTCAGGCTCTGCAGTTACTTCATCAAACGTAGTTACAGCTTGGCAATTATTTACTGACAAAGAACAAGTTTCAATAACAATTCTTATCAATGGCGGCTTCTCTTCTCCTACAGTTCAGTTAGCGATGGATTCTATTGCTCAGAAACGTATGGACTGTATGTGTATTCTTGATCTTCCTACAGCTTATCAAGCTCCTGCAGCTGCTTTAAATTACAGAAATAATATTCTTAATTTAAATAGTAATTATTCTGCAATATATGGACCTGACTTACTAATAGGTGATACCGAAAATGGAATCCAGCTTTATGTTCCTCCTTCAGGTCACGTAGCAGGAGTTTATGCTTATACAGATAATGTATCTCAAGCATGGTTTGCTCCAGCAGGTCTTAATAGAGGTATTGTACCTATTTTAGGTGCACGTTATCTCTATAATGAAGGTGATAGAGAATTACTAGCAGGGAATGATATTAACTATATCAGAAAAATGCCTGGATTAGGTTACGCTGTTATGGAAGCTTGGACTCTTCAAGCTAAACGTAGTGCTTTAAGTTTCGTACCTGTACGAAGATTGTTAATAGTAATTGAAACAGCTCTAGCTAAAGCTTTACTATTTACCTTATGGGAACCTAACGATCCAGCACTAAGATTGCAAGTCATAACAATGATTAGCGATTTTCTATATACTGTACAGCAAGGTAGAGGTCTTAATCAGTATCTCGTAGTTTGCGATACGTCAAATAACTCTACTCAAGATACAGGTAATGGTATTCTTAGAGTTGATGTTTATCTGGAACCTACGTTACCTGTTCAACAAATTGCTGCTCGTGCGGTTATTACTAGACAGAATGCTAGCTTCTCAGAAGCTATTGCTATGGCTAATGCGTGATATTGGAGATATTAAATATGGATAACAAAAGGAGAGCTCCCTTATGGCTCGTATAGGATTATCTCTAGTAGGCGGACTTCCTGATCCTCTTAATCAATACCAATTTGAACTTATTATACCTACTATTCCAGGATCTGGAAGTGGCACTCAGGTAGCTATACGTTGCAAATCAGCTTCTATACCTGGACATACTAAGGATGACGTGGATGTAACTGTACACGGAGTTACTGTTAAGTTCGCAGGTATGACTAAATTTACACATGAAATGTCTAGTAACTTCGTAGAAACTAGAGATATGGTTGTGTATAATACTTTCCATGCGTGGTTGAATTATATTAACAATATTATTGCTACAACTGGTAATTATAAAGCTAATTACTCAACTACTGCTTATCTATTATTATATGACAATGCTGAAACTGTAATCAAAACTATTCAATTAATGAATTTCTTCATTAAAGGAATTGGTGATGCAGCTATGTCAGGTGAAAGTTCAGCTGCAGTTGAATGGGATGCTACATTCAGTTACGACTGGCCAACTGACGGCACTGGAGCTTAATAATGTCATTACTTGATTCTTTCGGTGGCGAACTAGCAAGTACTTTTGTAAATAATGCCACCGGTTCTCTAGCGCAAGCTGGAGTTCAAACTTTTAACGGAGCTATTAGTAACTTACTTAGCTCCGTTAATCCAAATCAATTTGACCTACTTAAACAAGTAACTTCTAGAAATGATCCTCATTTAGGATGGCAGTGGTCAGTAAGTCTTATGGACGGATCTACTGATTACGGTCCTTTCGTTGACGAAATATCATGCTCACAAGGATCATTAACTCTAGACAGTCCTGTAT